CGTGGCAACGGCTTGGGTGACGTAGCCTGAGATCGCCTGTTCGATCAGGGTTCCGAGGTTCGTATTGGTGGTATTACCCCAAGAACCTGCTTGGTCGCCCGTGCCGATCAGTTCGATGGCAAGATTGGTGCTGAATGTACTAGCCATTTTTCATTACCTCACGCCGCGATCTGTGTCCAATTTGGGTTTTGCGACGTACTAATTTCATTCCAGTTAGCCGTTTGAGATGTGCCTATTCCAGTCCAGTTTGCGTTCTGGTTCGTATCAATAATCGTCCAGACGTTTACGGTACCTACAACACCGGTTGCCGATACCCCAGAGACTACAACATTTGCCCCGGCGGATGTAGTGACCGTGCCGACCGCGCCCGAAGCTGAAACGCCCGTGACGGGGATTACGACTTCTAACAGGACGGTAATGGTTCCAAGCGCCGTTACACCTTGAACCCCGGTAACAGACAGGACTTGATCTGTAACTACAAAAACAGTCCCGACCGACCCCGTAGCCAACAGCCCGGTAACAACCGCCGAAGCCGACGCCGCAACGACGACATCTCCAACTTCGCCCGTAGCCGACTCGCCCGTAACTGGAACTTGGGCTGAAGCCGCAACCGCAACAGTACCTACCGTTCCTGTAGCTACAACGCCGGTAACTGCCAAAACCTGATCGGTAATGACAAAGACAGTCCCTGCTTGCCCCGAAGCCGAGACCCCCGTAGCAAAGACAACTACTTCGCCCGCAACTACAACATCGCCAAGCTGCCCGGTTGCCTCAACCCCGTCTTCAATAACAACGGCGGTACCGACAATTATTTCGTCGCCAAGCTGCCCCGTACCCTCAACGCCAGTAGCAAGGACTACTGCTTGGGCGATAACCGTGACGTTACCAGTCTGACCTAGGGCTTCTACGCCTGAAACAACGGCGGTTGCAGATGCAACAATACCTACCGAGCCGACTTCACCAGTCGCGGTAAGATTACCAACACCCTCGCCCCAACCTTGTTCGCCCCAGCCTACGCCGGAAGCGTTCCAACCGCTGAAGGCGACTATGACGCCTGCCACGGTCCTTGCCTAACTAATTAGGCGATACGAAGGATCGCAGTCGATGCCGCAGCAGCCGGGAACTGGATGGTGAAGTTACCCGCCGTCGAGGTCTTGTCACCGCCGAAAGCCAGCACCGCAACAGCCTTGTTGCTCTGGGTCGAGTTGTAAATCAAGGCACCGTTTGCCGTAATCGTGGCGCTCGGGAACGTCAGATCGTCAAAGTCAATGAAGGCCGTCGTGCTGCTTGAAGTCGGAACCTGCGAAATCGTCAGCGTCAGGCCGCCAGCCGTGTAATTCGTACCAGATGAGGACACTTCATCCGTAGTTGTATATGCAGTCGTTGCCGCACCCAACGTAGCCGAAGAAGTGTACAGAGCCAGCTTGAACACATCCGCAGCCGTCGAAGCACGGATTACGCCGGTACCGAAGTTGTGGATACCATCCAAAATCTCGACCTTAAAACTGGTCGTCATAGCTTGAGTTATCGCCATCTCAATCTCCTAAACGCGCTGCCGCGTCACTAAAACCGTTTTCAATCAAAATACGTCGCGCATTCATCCGTTCGGAGTCTTGCGCCTCTTGCAGGTATTTTATCAATACCCGGTTTAGTTCTTCTTGCGTTTGTACACGCAGAATGCGGGTGGTAGCCCGTTCAGCAATTTCTTCAGGTGTATAGCCCCGACCGTTTGTAGTCTGGACAAACACATTACCAATCTCTGTTCCGCCTACGAAACTCATGTCACAGGAATCCTAACCTGACCAGAACGGTACGCATCCTGACGATCCAGACCATCACCAAGGCGCTTGAGAAGGCCCAACGCTTCCTGATACTTGGCTTCGTAGTTCTGCATCATGTCCCCTTCACCTTTGAGATAGGTATACGCCTCACGGAGCGAACCGTAGAGCAGCACCGTCTCAAAGTTATCGCCCAACCACGAAGTCGAGGCTGAAACGATAGAAGTAGGGTAGTAATAGTAGTGCAGTTCTGCCGTGTAATTAGCGTTTGGCGTTGGCCCCAGAATCATGCTGGTGTTGTTCCAAATCGCGTAATACGCGGGTTTGCCCGTGCTATTTGGAGGCGGATACGCCGCTCGGATGTAGTTTACATCTTTATTCAGCAGGTATTCGTATTCGCCCGTTGTCGGGTCAATCACCGCCAACGAAAACGTCGAGAGCCAATCAGACGGCAACGAGAAGTATTGAAATCCCGAAGTCATCGTACCTGTGACGTTCTTGCGAATCGCCGGAATCTGAACGGAGTTATAAATCCGCTCTTCAGCCAACTGCACAAAAGTCGGGATATTGGCTACAAAGGACTGCTCCGTAGACTCACAATAATCCTGAATCAGTGTAGAAAGCTGACTGTAATTCACGGCGACCAGCCTGACCTGTACTTCATGTTGGTATCAAGGTTGATCTGCGACACGAACTTCTTACCCTTCGTGGCAGCACCAGCACCCTTCATGTCCATGTGGGTGACGCCCTTGTTCACATCCTTCTCGGGGTATCCGTTGCGACCCGTCGATTCGGTGTTCTTCTGAATTTTGCCCATGTCTTTCATGGCACTTACCTCGGGCCAGAAGACTTACGAACGGGGCTGCGCTGGTTCATCACCTTCGCCATACCACGACCGTACTTCTTCATATCGCTATTAGTCTTTCCGCCAGCACGCATTTTGTGCATGGATTTTTCGTGCCTACGCACTTCTTCCTTTGCAACCTTACGCATTCCGTCTTTCATCTTAGTCTCCTAGGTCGTCACGACCGTTACGGTTCCAACCAACCCTGCTGGAGCAAGGTCATTTGGAGTTAATCCTGCATCATCGGCTCTGGCCCCACCAACCGGTGCCCAGCCCCATTGTATTACTCTACTACCCCCTGCTCCATCGTTACCTATTTCAAAGTAACTCAGGTCAGGTCGCGGGTTCCGAAGCGCCTGCGGATCATCGACTGGGTACAGCCCCAGCGACAACTGCGGTTGATCAGGCTCCCAACACTCTGGACAGACCAAGATATTCACGTTCTTGGTCTTGATCACCAAAGACTTCAACTGACGAAGCTTGAACCGGAAACCACACCGGTCGCACTCCGCAATCGCATGTTTGCCACTTGCAAACCTGTTTGGCATTAGTAGCCACCCAAGAAGCTCTCACGGGGTACAAATCGCACCGCCGCCTTCTCGCGGTCCTCACCAGCAGCCAAATCCCAAGCCTCCATATACTCGGCTTTGAGCATCTGCATCCGCATGTCAGCGCCCGGAATCTTCAGCGACAAGTAGTAGGCCAGCCCCGCCACCATGCAGGGTAAAAAGCGAAACGGGATATCCTGACCATTCACGCCCGTGCCGGGATCAAACATACGGACAAGTCTGGTGTAGACCAGCGTCCAAGTCGTCGTGTTATCCGGCTTCGGCCATACCGTGTACTGCGGATAGACAATTACGTTGTCCGCGCCCGTCGCGCCCGTACGACGATTAATCCAGATCTGAATCGGACGCCCTGTCGCGTTCTTGTTCGGGATGGACAAGTATGTGCTAGAGGAGATACGTGAGATATTAATGTCTTGCTGATTCGTGCCAGACCCAGTGCGGATCACGTGATCCAGAAGATCCACCGTATCTACCGGCAGGTCATATGTACCTTGGTTGTAAGTCAAAGTTTGGGTACCGGTCTCCAGCGTCCAGAGGTTAATACCACGGTTCGCCCAGTCCATGAGCAATAGACCAAGACTACGCTTGGCGGTACGGAAGTCGTAACCCGTCCGCAACTCCGCACCACAACGCTCAAAAGCTTCTTCGATGATCGTGTTGAGATCAAGGTTGAAGTCCGTCGTTGCTGTGGTTTTATAGGTCATTTACATCCCCCGCTTGCGGTGCGGCCTTACTTTTTCTTTGATGCCTTTGGGCTGGGGGACGAACTGCTTGCCTTGGGCTTTGCCACGGCGCTTCGCAGCCGTTGTACGAGCGTACTCAGCAGGGCTGAGAGCCTTGATCGCAGCTTCTGGTAGATACCTTTCACCCGTGTCAGAAGATCGTTTACCACTCTTCGTCCTCCATTTCTGCTGAGTCCAAGCCTTGAGCGACTGCTGTGGGGCTTTCATCCGCGATAGCCCCCGCCTTTGGCCTTGTACTGCTTGGCAAGAAGCTGTGCTTTCCTCGCGCTCCATTTTCCTGCGCCAGTGCCCTGCACAGCACGAGACTTGATTGACTCAAACAAGCTCTTCCGCATACCGGGCTTGGTGTAGTTACCGGCCTCGTTGACCTTGGACTCTCCGCCCTTGCTAAAAGTCTTGATTGGTTTGCCTGTGCCAATAACAGGCTTATTGTCCCCTCGCCGTTTGGCACGTGGAATCTTTTTTGGCGATATGGCACCCATTCCACGTGAAGCCATCATACGAACTTGCCTCGGGTTTTACCGCGTTTGGCTATACCGTCACCTCGGCGGGAGGATTCCATCTTTCCACCACTACGAGCCGTGCGGATACCACGCTTCATCTCCTGCATATACTTAGTTGCAGCGGCGTCCTCTTGTCTTTTCCGCTCTTCCATGTAAGCGTCGAATTGTTTTTTCAACGCATCTTTATTGGTCTTCTCTTTCGCTTTGGCTGCTTCAGCCTTCTTGCTTTCCGCAAGATAGCGATTAACAAGATCCTTGCTCTGCTGAAGTTCTCTTGCCTTTCTGTTGCGTTCTGATCTAGCAAACAGTTCGGCGTACTCTTTTTGCCCTGCTTCAGGCGAGATAATTACTTCTTCAACTTCGGCTTTTCCGCCGTCCTGAAACTTTTTCACACGCGGCTTAGGCATACGTGGCATACGAATCGAAGACGCCCCGAAACGAGGCATCTTCTTTTTAAACATCCCAGCGGTGTACTTAGGGATGCGGTTCATAGTTAGATAATCCGACCTCGGGTTTTACCTTTCTTAGCGATACCGTCAGCACGACGGGACGCAGAAGAGTAAGCCGAGCCGCCACCAGCCATCTTTTTTACAGATCCGCCGTGCTTAAACACGCCCCGCCCTTTGAGAACATCAGCGCGAGTAATCTTTCCGTCGCCGGTTAGATCAGGCATACCACCGCCAGCCATCTTCTTGACACTGCCGCCACGGTACATACCAGCCTCGCGCAGTCTGCGACGAGCCTCTTCCGTACCTACGCCAGCACCTTTGGCAACGCGCTCAACTTCACGCTGACCAAAAAGATTGCCGCCCGTCAGCCGCTTGAACGGAGAAAGCACACGGTCCATATAACTGGAAGTCGGGTCATCGGAACGCCCCGTACCAACCTTAGCCGAACCCGGCTTGCTGCCACGACCGCCAGAACGAGCGCCGCTTGAAGCAGGTGTCTCAACTTCGGTAGTAGTTTTGGTTTCAGTTACACGAGACGGAGCAGAGGCTTTACTGCCACCGCCCATCTCTGCCTTGTACTTCTTACCCTTCCAAGTGAACTGCTCCTTGTCCGGGTCGCGGCCTTCTCTCTTAGCCACAGCGCGTGCGGCTTTGAAGGCTTGACTAAAGCTCATTTCAGCCCCGCCACCGCCGCCAGATTCGGCGTAGTTAGTCGGGCCTCCCATTTCAAATTTTCGCATCTTACGTTTCATGGTTGCCTCAATTAGCCGCAGTAGCCGCCGCCCATCATCTTGACCATCTTGCCCTTGGTCTTACCTTTGCTGGCAATGCCGTCAGCACGGCTAGAAGCCGAACCGCCGCCAGACATCTTCTTCATGCCTTTCTTCATGCCACGCATCTCAGCCATTTCGTGCTTCAGCATGGACTTCGGAGCGCCCTTCTTTTTCATAAAGGACACTTCCTTCTTCATCATTGCCTTGGACTCTTTCACTTGGATTTACTCCTAAATTTGCGGCCTTTGTCGGCCTTGACGTACTCTTTTCCCACTTTTTGTGGGATACCCAATCGCTTGGCAGCTTTCGGATCGTTAGCAACCAAGGCCATCAAACGATGTTGTTTGCCGGATTTACTTGGCATTTTTTATCAGTTGGTCAATTTTCTGATCCAACTTCTCCAATCTATCAATCAGTTGCCGCATATCTTCTCGGACTTCAGCACGGGTGATGTGATCACGCGCAACCTCTTCCCGAGTCTTATTTAGCAAGATGCCGAGCCTTTGAAGCTCGGCAAACTTTTCCTTAACCACAAAGCCCAACACCGCAACGATTCCCGTAAGAACCATATTCCAAACGAGCATCTCCATCTCAACATTTCCATTTCTTCAAGTAAACGGCTAATTGTTCAGCGCGACTAGAACTATCGCCTACATTTCCTGCTGCTAAATTACACCGCCCACATAAAAGATCACGGACTTCATTCGTATCATGGTTATGATCAACGCATGGCCGGTCTGTTTTTTTACCTTCCATACTAAACTGATTACCGCAACAAGCACATTTACCGCCTTGTGTTAACAACATTTCAGCGAATTTAGATGCTGATATACCGTATTTGGCTGGCAAATTGTACTTGCGGATTTCAACTTTCATACACGGCTTACAAGCATAGCTAAGCCCAGAAAGTTGATGTTTGTTACGGTTAAACTCTGATGGCGCTTTCCATTCTCGACACTTACTGCACCGATATTGCCCATTTTCATTAGGCTTCTTAGGTACGCGCCCCCAGTCTCGTTTTGCGCTCAACACCGCCAAGCCCTCAAAGACTTGTTGATACGGGAATTGGGATCATTCGCAGTCTTGGCGCTCGTAAGCTTTCGCTTCATCCCCGACATTCGGGCACAGAATGATTTCTTACGGGGACCGCCTTCAGGCTGCGGAGCCTTCAACCCCGGCTTACCGGGATTAGCCCGGTTATAGGAAGCACGGCCTTTGGCATTCAAACCCCCTTTGGGATTCTTGCCTTCGGCACGTTGCCAAGCCGGAGTTTTAGCCATAGATCACCATTGTGGAGATAACGGCTGACGGGACGATGTAAATGCTCGTTTGGAAGAGCAGTCCTTCACCCGGCATCAGGATGTAATCCGGTGCGGTAGAACTTGCCTTGGTATTGACCGCGATTTTGACCGGGCCGCTTACGCCACCGTCACGAAAAGTCACTGTACCCGCACCCGAATCGGGAACGATGTAGATCGCCTTCACGCGAGAGCGGCCAATAACGAGGCTATTTTGATCCAGCAGGTCGCCAGCATTTGTGGCGACCTTACTAGCTAAGACATCTGTTTGCATTCTGGTTCTCCTGTAATGGATGAAGGGGGCTTACGCCCCCTACGAAATCTTACGGAACCAGACTGGCGTACAGACCGATGTAGAGCGTCGTGCTGCCGATGAGAACCGGGATGCGACCGGCCTGAACCGATACCGTGCCCGATACCGAACCCGTGGTCAGCTTAGTGCTGCCGATGGTCAGGGTCGTGCAGGTCAGATTAGTAATCGTGGCAGAAGCAGAATCAACTGCGCCCACAAAACCATTCTGAGAAACGACCGGGCCGGAAAAAGTAGTAGTACCCATTGCAAATTACCTCACATGCGAGTTGTGCTTATCAGTCTGCATGTCGTCAGTCGGGGCTGTCTGATAAGCAATTTTTCCCGATGAACGACTGTATAACACCAAAAAAGAGGGGCCACAAGCCTC